TAATTTAACAATCGGCTCGGCCTCTTTTAGGAATTTATTTTTTAATTCTGAATCTGTCTTAATAAATTTCTCGCCTCGATTCGCCAACCATTGAGCAGCCCGAACGATCGGGTCCATGAAGGGCCGAGGTTCGCCTGGTGTGCTGGTGCTGATCGACTCGGGCAACAGGCCAGCCCATAGGAACTGCTGCCTCACGTTGCTGGGGTCTGAGTCCTTAAGCTTGAGCCGGTGCGTTGCCACACGTACATACCCATTAGCAGTATGCTCGGTTATCCCTGCGCTTTTACACACATCGTCAATGTCTTGGCCTTCTGCCTTGGCTCGGCTTATGAGATCGCCGGCGTCGGCCGCCAGCCCGAGCGTCTGACCTACCAGCTCAAGCGCCTTGTCGCGGGTGGTGTTTAGTTTCGGTATTAGTTGTTTTAGCGTTTGCATTTGTTTATTCCTTTTTGAATTGCGGCCATGTTGTACTTGGGTGCTTCACGCCGCCGCTTTGCGTGAATCTCGTAAGCCCGTTTGCGATAGGACTCTCTGGCCTTATCGCTCTTCTGTGATCGGCTCCTTACGCCGAGCCGATCGTATAGTTCGTTTACCTGCTTTGAGATTGCCGCCCGAGTGAATGGCTTATTGGTCGCTGGATTGATGTGTTCCTTGGCCACGGCCGTCATCGATCTGGTCTCACGATTAAGCACAATCGCCAGCACCGCCTGATCCCTAGTATCGGTCATATTCTGAACAGCCGGATGCTCTGGCGCTTTAGTAATAAGGTAATGAAAGACGCCCACCATTAAGGCCACCGATGAGCTGGTTGCCGTGGCCTGAAGATGGACGCACGCCTCCAAGACTAAGTCCTGCAAGCTATCCATCTGTGTGGAAACATGAGGTGTCCCGCAAGGCATCCTTTCTAGTGCTTGTTGGTCTATCATTTTGATCCTCGGAAATTACCCCTATCGATGCTCGATGGGTGGAAAGTAAGCATCCGATGGGTGGTTATCCCCTTTAAGGGGGGATAACCATCCATCATCGATGCCCCTATTTCCATCGATAGAAAATAATAAGTATCGATAGGATTATTTGGTGTCATTTAGTACGTATTTCTTGGCCTTATCAGTGCCAATGTTTTTGATCAATCCGTCCGCTTCCCACTCTTTAGTGGTATCTCTGCTTTTTGTCTCACCCACCTTTGATTTGGTTCTAATGCGACTTTGAAGATCGCCTGCCGATATCCCTGCCTTAAGAACGTCGCAGTAGTCAGCAAAGTCCACATGCAACTCAGGCCGCCCTGCCGACTTCTTCTCAGGCTCACCGGCCTCAATCCATGCCATGCCTTCAGTACAATGGCGTAAGTGCACGTACGGATGGACAGTGCTACAGGCCACCACGCCCCTTGGCGTTAGGTTGGAGCGCTTACCCCTCTTGGTCACCTCGAGCTTGTATAAGTCCACGCCTTGCTCGTCCTTGCCACAAGGCGACAGCATCAGGATCGCTCTGGCCCAGTTGGTCAGCTCACTCGATCCAAAGCCCGAGTAGGCTTTGTCGTGGCCAGCATAACCCGTGCCGTCGCGGGTAGGCTTAGGGGTGTGGTGCATCAGCATCCATGCAAAGCCAGCCGACATGGCCAAGGGGTTGAGCATGTTACGAAGGAAGCCACCGGCCGTCTCTTGGCTCGATAGATCTCCACCGACAAACGCCAGCAACGGATCAGCCCAGGCTAAGTCAGGCTTATGCTTTTCAGCCAACCTCCTTACGCGATCGACGAACGTGGCGCCAGTGCTGGTGCAATCGCGTACAATCACCACGTTCCGCTTAATCGTCTCAATCTCCTGCGGAGTAAGCGCCATCGCCTTCATAATCCCCTGCACCGCCTCCGCCACGTCGCCCTCGTCGTTCTCCGCTTGGATGATAATCGACTTAAGCTCTCGCCGTGGATTGATGCCAAAGAACGATCTGCCCAGCGCCCAAGTAATAGCGGCCTGCAAGCAAAGCACAGACTTACCTAAGCCACTGCTACCTACCCAAAGCGACGACCCGCCGGCACACAACCAACGCCGACCCAGTAACGTTGTCACGTCGTCAGTCTCCTTGAAATTGATTAACTTATCCCAGCAATAGGCTTCGGGGATATCGCCAAACAACACCCGCTCACGCCACTCGGCGTAAGTCACCGTCGGCCGCTCACACTCCACCAAATCCTGCCTCTGGTTAGTGGCCGTACGCATCGCACCGGGTAGGCGAGACAACCGCCCAGCGTCCTTGTTGGCGGTGTCTGGCTTCGAGTGCTCGAGGTGCTTGTAGATAAAATCCACCCGCTCTTTAAACTGCTCAGCACTTTCCGCGTTAATCTCTACCCAGGCGTGAAGACTACGGCCGCCGCTCTTAATGATGCAGGTGGTGGGTAGGCCGCTTTTCTTAATGATTGCCCACTGCTCCTCCACCGTCGATTCGTCGAACTCCACCAACACATGCCGCCACCGCACCACATTGTCCGCCGCCCGCCCGTTGCCGTTGTTGGGATTGATTGAAACGTACACACCCACTGCACTGCCTTGCCAATTAGCTAGGCCATCATCCTTGAACGATTCTAGCCACTCCTCACGCGTCTTTGTTTCGCCTGAGCCGTCCGGCCGCTCGCGGTCGCCGTCTTTGATCGATCGGCAGATATTTATGTTCTCGCCTAAGTCGAACGCCGCCGACAGGAACATGGCCACCGGCGTCTCTTCCACACTCGTCGGCATAGGCGGCACCGGCATATCGTTTTTGACGATCGTCAATCCGTTGTGGCCGTTCAGACCATACCTAGCCTTTGGCTCCCACCGCTCCCTGGCTGGCTTCGTGTAGGTGGAGCGGATGCAGCCCTCTGCCTCCTTGTGCCCGAGCCCGTTGCGCAGTGCCCAGACCTCCGCCTCGTCGTAAGCGCGATCCTGCGTCATGCCGGCGTCACGCCATTGGCAGCATAGATTGAACAGCGTCGTGTTGCGCTCGCCTTTAGACGCTCCGTTTAAAATCAAAGCCTGTGTCTTTGGGGGTAAATTCATTTCTTCTTAGCCTCCATATCTCGCTTCCTGTAAAACTTCGCCCGATCGCCCAGCTCCTTGAGGATTAAACGCACCACGCTGAACTGCTGCTTGGCTAGGCGCATATTATTTTCGGCAAGGTATTCCAGCCCCCGATCCATTACCTTCAGTGCCCAGTCGTTTCGTTTTACGGACATTTGCTGGCTTCTTTCCACTCCTGCACAGCTTCAACCATGTATTCCAAGCATTTATCGGTTCCGCTTTTATCGAGATGCTTGAAACAATCGGAAATTAACGTGTCCCTACAAAAGGAATACGGTTCGTTATCCATATGCTTTTGAAACTGCTCGCAAAGTTCTGGGTTACTTAGACTGGGGTTTTCTTTTTTAAATCTGGTAAATCCCTCTTGCGGTAAACCAAGAATATCAAACACTATATTTACTAATGCCCATTCCTGTGGGATTCGGAGCTTCATGCCTTCAACCTCAATTCCTAATTTTGAGCACTCTCCTAGTGCGTCCGTGCATTCTTTTTGTAGTTCTAGTAATTCTTTGAGTTGATCGTTTGTAATTTGGTATTTCATGTTTATTCCTTTGCTGTTTTTATTAAAGAAAGCGCCTTATCTATGGGTGCGTAATCAAAGGCGTAAGACTTTTCCTTGCTTGTGAAATTATTTTCAGAAGCATCTTGTCCAAGTTGCGGATTCATATCCGAAGGGCTTATAAAGCTCAAATGCGCTGTGCTTGGCAGTCTGCTATTTGCCTGCCCACGATGAGTCTCACCAGTTCCTACGCTCACCACTGCCCCATTCCCCAACGCACCCGATCCGCCTTCGCCCTTGCACACTCCTTGGCGTACTGTGCCGGTGTGTAGGTGGCGACGATCCGTGCGTCGAATAGCTCGATCAGTTGGGCGAGGGTCATTTAATTGTCCTTTGCCATGGCTTCGTCGAAAGCCTTCTGCGACTCACTATCTAACGGGGTGTTTTCCTCTGGGATTGAGTTTTCTTCAGCCAACTCTCTCGCCTCGTCTTCCTCAACTTCTTCAGTGCCGCAATTACAAAGCTCAGAATTAACGTGAATGATGCATTTAATGTCGTGACGCGGATAAAAATTCATTTTTCCCCCTTCATGGTTTTGTCTTTGTTTAAGTATTTCTCCCACTCCGTCTTTGCGTTTTCGGCCTCGGCATCCGTGGCAAATGGTCCCCAGCCACACATTGGCCAGCCCGCATGCATGTAGAAGCGGTCTCCCATCGGATAACCCGCGTCAGTAAAAAGCCGCCGGCCCACGATCTTTAGCTTCATAGCACCGCCTTTGGTAGCGGGGCCGCCAGCCGGTACTGGAACGCGCGTGCGTCCCATTGCAACTCGTACCCCATAAAG